ATTATTCACCATCACCTGATGAGCAAGGGCATGGTAATTCCACAGAGAACAAGCAACAAGAAGGACGATCAGTACGCGGGTGCGTATGTGAAGGATCCACTTGTGGGCAAGCACGATTGGGTTGTGAGTTTCGACTTGAACTCTCTGTATCCAATGTTGATTGCGGGTTACAATATTAGTCCCGAAACAATGGAACAGAATCCTGTTTGGAAACGCGGAAGCATTAGTCCTGATTCCATTTTGAGCAGGAACCGAGCAGAGCCTGTTTCAGAGTTCCTTGACCCTGCGGAATACTTGAGCGAAGCCAAGCGGTGCAATCTTTCTATTGCTGCTAATGGCGTTGCTTTCAGAAAAGACAAGCAAGGCTTTCTTGGAGAACTCATGGAGAAGATGTATGCGGAACGCAAACACTTCAAGGGGTTGATGATTCAAGCGCAGAAGCGACTTGTGGAATTGGATAAGTCTGCTCCCGCCGAAGAGCGGCAGCGGATTGAGTACGAGATTTCCAAGTACCACAACTTCCAATTGGTTCGCAAGATTCAATTGAACTCCATGTACGGCAGTCTTGGCAATCAGTACTCCCGATGGTTTGATGTAGCCCTAGCAGAAGCCATCACACTATCAGGTCAGTTGAGCATTCAATGGATTGGTGACGGTATTAATCGCTTTCTCAACAAGGTGTTGAAGACCGATGGGGAAGACTATGTGATTGCGTCCGATACTGATTCCGTGTATCTGCGTCTTGGTGGCGTGGTGGCAATGAGCAAGAAGCACCAAGCGGACGATCAGGTAGACTTCTTGAATGATTTCTGTGAGCGAGTTCTACAGCCGTACATCAACAAGCAGTTTGCCGAACTTTCATCTGTAATGAATGCGTATGCGAACAAGATGGCAATGGGACGCGAAGTTATTGCAGAGAGCGGCGTGTGGACTGCCAAGAAGCGGTATATGCTTTCAGTTTGGGATAGTGAGGGTGTTCGGTACAAGACTCCGAAGTTCAAGATCATGGGCATGGAGACTGCTAGATCGTCTACCCCTGCGTATGTTCGTAAGGCTTTGAAGACTGCCATTGAAATGGTTCTTGTTGGCGATGAAGTAACTCTTCAAAAGTTTGTTGTAAAGACCGAGAAGGAGTTCAAGTCCCTGCCTGTGGAAGAAGTGGCTTCTCCCCGTGGCGTATCTAATATAGACGAGTACTCTGACTCCCTGACTATTTACAAGAAGTCTACACCCATTGCTGTTAAGGCTGCTCTGCTTCACAACAACATGATCAAGCAATTAAAACTTGGTCGCAAGTATCGGCTTATTGGTGAGGGCGAGAAGATGAAGTTCATCTATCTGAAGACACCCAATCCTATTCACGAAGGTGTTATTGGATTTCCTGTTACCATGCCTAAAGAGTTTGATCTTCAAAAATACATTGACTACGATACTCAATTCAAAAAGACTTTCCTTGAGCCTCTACGCACAATCACCAATGCGGTGGGGTGGAGTCCTGAAGAAAGAAATACTCTTGAGTCTCTGTTTGCTTGATACCGTCCCTACATACAGTAACCCCTAACAAAAGGATTCATTATGGCTACAAAGATCGTGAAGGTGCTGACTGGCGAAGAAATTATTGCAATGATTACGGAGAACTTTGAGGGCGACAAGATTGTGTCGTATACTTTAAAGAATCCGTGCATGGTTGTGCCTGTGCCAAGCAAGGGCGGCGGTACAAATATTGCAGTCGTGCCGTGGATGGCATCAGTCAAGGACACAAAGGTTACAGTTCCTGCATCGTATGTAATGTTCACTGCTGATCCTGCCACGGATCTTGCAAATGAATTTAATGGTGCATTCAATGGACTAGTTGTTCCGTCCACTGGCTCTTCAGGACTGAAACTCTCTACCTGATGCAAACCTTAAACATCGAATATTTGAAAGGTCTTCTCCAAAAAAGAAAAGACCTGCTTCGACATGAAGTAAAGCAGATGATCGTTGACAAACTCACTCCTCTTGATACAATTAGGAGTTGTGAGGCAGAGATGGAATTGATTGACACTCAACACAAGGCATTAAGACATTATGAAACTGAATGATATTTTGAAGGCGGCAAACAACAAGTACGCAACCATTGCAGCAGATGGATTGGAGGGCAGCGATGTCAAGGGATTTATTTCCACGGGATCGTATTCTTTTAATGCTCTACTGAGTGGTTCACTCTACGGTGGCATTCCCGACAACAAGATTATTGCTCTTGCGGGTGAACAAGCCACGGGCAAGACTTACTTTGCGTTGAATGTGGTTCGTGAATTTCTTGATAGTGATCCCACCGCAATGGTGCTGTATTTTGATACAGAGCAAGCCATCACTAGTGAAATGCTTGACTCTCGCGGAATTGATCGTTCGCGGGTGGCTGTGCTGCCTGTTGCCACGGTGGAAGAGTTCCGTCATCAATGTGTTCTCAGCGTGGACAAGTATTTGGAGACAGACAGCAAGTCTCGTCCGCGCATGATGATTGTGCTTGACTCTTTGGGAATGTTGTCCACAGAGAAGGAAATGAACGACACCGCCGAAGGCAAGGGAACCCGTGACATGACTCGCGCACAGGTTCTCAAGGCTACCTTCCGTGTGCTTACCATCAAGTTGGGCTATGCTCGTATTCCACTCATTCTTACAAACCACACTTACGATGTTGTGGGTGCGTATATTCCAATGAAGGAAATGGGCGGTGGCAGCGGTCTGAAGTACGCTGCGTCCACTATCATCTACCTGTCCAAGAAGAAGGACAAGGTGGACAACGAGGTGGTGGGCAACATCATTCACTGCAAGACCAACAAGAGCCGTATGACGAAGCAGGACAAGATGATTGATGTGCAGTTGAATTTTGAAACAGGACTCAACAAGTACTACGGGCTATTGGATGTGGCAATCAAGCACGGCATCTTCACCAAGGTGTCCACAAAGATTCAGTTGCCCACAGGCAAGACGGCTTTCGAATCACAGATTAATCGTGAGCCAGAAAAGTACTACACTCCCGAGGTGCTTGCAGCAATTGAAGTTGCCGTAAAGAAGGAGTTCTGCTACGGTTCTGATGAATCGCAGAAGGCAATGGACAAACTTGCTGAATTGGACGAGGAGATCGGACTCAAGTGAGCCAAACAGAGAAAATAATCCTATCGGGACTGCTGAACGATTCCGATTTCTGTAAGAAGACCATTCCCTTCTTGCAGGAGGAATATTTTCTTGATCGGGTTGATCGTGCAGTGTTCCGTTCACTACAGGATTTTGTGAACGAGTACAAGGGCATTCCCACCAAGGAAGCCCTGCTGATTGCTTTGGAAAACAACAAGAGCCTGACCGAAGACGAATTCGGAAAGTGCAAAACTCTTGTTGGTGAAATTGGTAAGAATGTCACACAGGACACTCAGTGGATGCTAGACACCACGGAAAAGTTTTGTAAGGACAAAGCCATTTACAATGCCATCCTTGAGTCTATTCAGATTATTGACGGCAAAGACAAAGCACGAACACCTCACGCCCTGCCTGAAATCCTTTCGAAAGCCTTGGCTGTATCATTCGACACGAATGTGGGTCACGATTTTCTAGAGGACTATCAGGAACGGCACGAGTTCTATCACAGGGTTGAACGAAAGGTTCCGTTTGACTTGGAGATGTTTAACGCCATCACCAAGGGCGGCATCTCTCCCAAGACCCTGAACATCATCATGGCAGGAACAGGTGTAGGCAAAAGCCTGTTCATGTGCCATCATGCCGCTGCGTGTCTCATGCAGAACAGAAATGTTCTGTACATTACTCTTGAGATGGCAGAGGAACGCATTGCCGAACGCATTGACGCAAACATCATGGATATTACTATGGATGAACTTGCGGATCTGCCTTTGGAACTTTATGAAAAGCGATTGAAGTCTTGCACACGGGGAGTTTCGGGAAAACTCATCGTGAAGGAATACCCTACTTCATTCGCCAATGCCAATCACTTCCGTATCCTTTTGGACGAGTTACGACTGAAGAAGCAGTTTACTCCCGACATTATTTTTATTGATTACATCAATATCTGCTCTTCGGCTCGTTTCAAGCACGGCAATACCATCAACTCCTATGGCTACATCAAGGCTATAGCAGAGGAATTGCGGGGCTTGGCAATGGAACGGGATGTGCCTATTGTGTCTGCCACTCAGGTCAACCGAGCAGGGTTCTCGTCCACCGATGTTGACTTGACAGACACTTCAGAATCTTTCGGGCTTCCACACACCGCTGATCTGATGATTGCCTTGATTACCACTGAAGAATTGGAAAAGGCAGGGCAGATCATGGTAAAGCAGTTGAAGAACCGT